GTTGTGAGAAGGTGGTTCCAGGCATATCTCACTCTATTCCCAAAGAATCAGCACGGGAAGGGGGGTCGTGAAATTGCTATACAAGATTTTGATACTCGTATCAATAATTTCTTCTTTGAGAAAGTTGCCGAAAGTATCTGCAAATGCCTAGAAGAAGAGACTATATCGAAAGCCTCTTCTAAGTATTTCATGCAAGAAGCTATATCTAAGGAATTTCTCAATAAGCAGTTCACTTCGGAAGAAGATCTAGATACTTCTATTGTTTGGCTATTCAAGACTTTCTTCCTAAATGAGGATCATACTCGCTGGGGACCTAGTACTAACTCTCTTCTATTGGCAATGTTAATGAGACCGACACTCGATCAGATAGATCCTCAATTATTCAATATGGTTTTGTTCGCATCGTTGAAAATGATGGATAAGAAAGTTGAAATCCCCAAAGAAATATTCACTTACTGGACTAACATGTATGATTCCGGAGAGATGGATTCCTATCAAAAAACTATATTCGAAAGTTTTTCCAGAACTGGTGAAATCACATTCTCTTTAGTTATAGGAATGATGCAAGGGATTTACAATCTCGGTTCCTCTATAAATGCTGTCGCAAAGATAAAATTAGCCCGTAAAATCATGGACACTATTGAGTTATCCCACGGAATATCCATCTCTACAAAATCCCTTGCAGGTTCTGATGATAAAGAGACAATTGGTGCTGCTAGAATTCAAAAGGTCAAGGGCGAAGATCCGGATAAATTCCAGGAAAGGTTTAAGGCTGAGACGATACGTTCAGTTCTCATTTTCGAGAAAGTTGAAGAGATTGCATCTAGACTCCTCAATATGAAAAAATCTCCTGAGAAGAGTATTGCCAGTGTCAGAATTGGAGAGTACAATTCCAATTTCCTCATGGATGATTCTGTCGTCAGCAGACGGTATATAGAGTATGGTGCGTTATCTTCCAACTGTAAAGCTATATCTTATGGAACAGATGTTACATCTGGCTTCAATGGAATAGTTTCACTTGCTCAACACGGAATTTCAGAGACAAACTGCCTTCTCTTTCAATTGACACTGAGGAAGCATCTGGACTCTATATACAATTTCGGCCTAGGAGAGACTAAGGATATCGAGAAGGTTTTCGATTGTAAAAGAGAGTTTTGTCCAATAGAGTTAGGTGGTTTCCCAATATTGACTGTCACTGAAATGATAACAGGTTTGAAGCACAATGTCCTATCTCGTATACTCGACAATGGCTCATCCAAATCCAAAAGATCACTCCTTAGATTACTATCTCCAAAGAATGCATTGATGGTTGATGCGGAGCTAGATGATTACTCTCAAGAAGAACTATCATCATCAATTGGACTGAATTATATGGTTAGGCTAAATTCAAAAGTTGGCACAATAACTGCCCATTTTGAAGAGAAATACGGTTCAGACGGATCAAAGATAAAAAGTTCTATATTAGAAGAACCATGGCTACCATTTGTTGATCCTATCTTGCCTAATGATTTCCTTCTAAAGATGGGAAATAGGGTCTTCTCGTTCCAGTCTAAAGTGGCATTCTCTTATGAAAACGATATATCCAATATGATTAGGATGGCGAGGATGTCATCTTCTAAAGTTTGCTATATCGGACCGCACATGGAGAAGTCCAAAATTAAGCCAGAGATGCTTAAAACTTTTATTGAAACAGTTAGGGAATATGCCATTGATTCTGAGTCACCGGTCCATGAGGACGAAATCGCCATATCACTGGTAGAAGTGAATCGTCTACTGAACTCCAATGATTCTTTCAGTTTACTCCACGATTATTCTTCGAGTCACATGCTTGGTCGTAATGAGGGCAACTGTATAACTAGAAATGCTCAATATAAACGATCAACTTCATCATCTGTCGTTGCTTTAAAAACAATTTCGACAAAGAATAAACCTTTGAATGTTATAATAGCCAAATGGTATCCGGAGTCTGTTTCACGTTCTCGAGATCTTATTAGGAATAAAGAATATGTAGATCGTGATTTTGAAAAGATTGTTTCAAGATTCACTTTCATAAGGGAGACTGTAGCTGCTACGTCGACCTACTTGTTTGGGTTTTCCAATCCAGAAACTGACAGAGCTTCCTTTAATACCATAGTTAATGTCCTAAGATCTAATGATAGATCTAAAATCACACTCCTTTCAAATGTACGTAGATCATTCGTTGATGACGATTTCTTCAGGCTGATTATTACGCGTAACATATCACCTCTCCTAGAGTATTCAATTGTAAGACGAATGATATCGACCCATAAAGACGACTCTATCAGAGAAAATTACAGCCAGACACTAGAGCAAATTGCAGTTTCAATGACCAGTGGCTTGATTTATATCCAAAATTCTGGAACAAAGAAGGAGGATATGTTATGGTCTGCTTCTCAATTTTTAAATAGCTTCACCTCTTCGACTGTTTCTACATTACCGATGGCTATGACAAAAATGAACAGACCTTGCAGCTCCTTTACCGAAGTTTTACGAAATGTTAGCCCCACAATCTTTATGAGTTTACCTATACATGATAAGGTGAAAAAAGCTCTAGTTTGTTCTGCTAATATTGTGTCTCAGCAGTTGGGTATGGAGTATGAAGAAGAATACCAGCTGTACAGCTATGCATTATCAATATGGTATATAAAAGAGCAGCGATACATTAAAAAGTCTTATGATATCACCAGTGATTGTAAAGTTGGCATAACATACAGAGGTGATAGGAACCTGTCCATTGAGTCTACTAATGGGATGTTGACTGTGACGATCGATCGCAAAGAATGGGGGCCTTCACCTGACATAACTATACCAATGAAGGTTTTACTCAACAATACTTTTACAGAGGATTCTTGCAAAAGTGTCAGAGAGTGCCTCGATCGCG